ACCAGTCGCAGCCGCTACAGCGGGGGACAAGTAAGAGCCACCGGATGCAGTCAGCAGGAAGGTAGTAGCGTTGACAGTACAAACGGCAGTCGATGCGGGAATGGAGGCGTTAGCCTGCACATACACATAACGGCGCCCGTTAGAGCCCCACACCTGAGAACCCAGACGGGCATCAGTTACTTTACCAGCGGCAATGTCAGCAGCCAGAGTGATAGTGTTGAGGTCAGCCCCGATGCTGGGGGTAATGGAAAATGGAGTAGCCATGATTTATTCCTTCAAAAGTTGAGAGAAGGGGCCGAAGCCCCGTCCATTAATCAGCCAAAACTCCGGAGAACTGAGCGCCGGAGCATGTCAAGTTACCAGCCCATCCCATCAGGCGGACAATAGCGTCTTGGTTCACGGACTGACGATCACCACCGATGGCAACAAAGTTGCGGTCACGGTGAGGGCGCAAGAACAGATACTTGCTGTTCAGGAAGTACATCCGGTTCGAGGGGATAGAACCACCAATACCACCATCGAGGAACACGTCACAGTTCAAGCCTGCGCCCATGTACTTGATGGAAGTGAAACCAGCAGCGGCGCTCGACTCGGAGGTTACGCGCTGGATAGCTTGCAACGATTCCAAGAAAAAGCGGTAGTAGTTGTTGTCAGCAACGATCATGTCGGGACGGTCTGTACCGCGCACCAACTGAACAGCAACGCGGTTCATGTAGCTCTGGATGTTCGCAGAGGTAGCAGCAGCGCCGCCATCAGTGGTTGCATCAAAAGCCACGTTACGCCAGAAGGTCCATGTCGCACGGTTGATACCGCCGTAAGTACCAGAGGTCGGGGCAGTGCTTACAGCAGCAGCCAAACCAGTGATATCCTTGCCGGAGTTACCTGTACCGTCCGAGTAGATGCCAGCGCTGATCTGGTTCATCAGTTGACCTTCGGCAACTTGTACACGGGCTTCCAGCAGGTCGATGATCTGCTCTTTGCCAGCGTTTTGCAGTTGCTCCAAGCCAGAGATAGACACAGCAGCAGCGTACTGCTTCATGTCGAACTGGGCCGCAGAGATAGGGCTATTCGGGGTAATGTCAATCGTGTCGTAACCGCTGTAAGACGAAGCATTTTGCGTGCTTGGGTCGTTGTACATCAGTTCCTGCATGATGACGTTGCCGCCAGAGAAGGGCTTAACGTTGCCGCGCTCTTTCAGCTTTGCGAGCAGGGCGTTGTTTTTGGTCAGGGAATCAGCCAGAGTACCGGAACGGCTCTGAATGGTCGTGGTGATAATGTCCGAGAGGTTGGCGAAAGTAGCCATGATTCAGGTTCCTATAAATTGATTAGCCAAATTGACTCGCGATCAATGACCGTAAGTCGCTTCCATTGGTTTGAACACCTCCAGCGCTTGGGCTTGAGCCTTTAACCGATACCGCCGCAGTTTTTGCGCGAATCGCTTGAGCCTCTGCCGTTGCCTTTTTCTGGGCGTCTAACCGTTGCTGTTCAATCAGGGATTGCCTGATGTCTGGATTCATCCAAACAGCCTTCTCGTAGGCATCCTGTAGCGATGTGGCTTTGCCAGTTTCTAGCAAATCAGCCATGTCGCCCCGCACTGCCTCGAAATGTGCGTTTCCAGCATTATTAAACTGCTCCAACTCTTGATTGGCGCGGGTTTGCTCTTGCTGTTGTATTGAATTATGCCACTGTTGTTGAGTTTGGCGCAATTCATTTAATTGGTTCATTAAATACTGCGTTTGTGGGTCAACTTGTGGCGCGTTTTGTACCGCCTGCAAATCAATACCATATTGCTGCGCTAACTGTTGGAAATACTGCGCTTTAGTCGCGGGGTCGGAATATCGCAGAGTATGGTCAGCTTTTAGCAGCGCACTAATAGCAGTCGGCGCGTCAACTCCCATGCTTTGCAGGGTTTGTTGATAAGGTGCAATAGCTGCTTCGTATGCCCGTGCCTTTTGGGCATGGGTTTTAAATTCTTCCACGCCACGGTGAAAGTCTGATTCACGGCGGTTTGCTTCGTTGGTCAGAATCCGCACTTCTTCTGGTGTAAGTGGCTCACCGCGCTCTGCCTTGAGATAGGCCTCTTGTGCTGCGGGTTTCCAGCTTGAAGGTGCCTTGATTGGCTTGGGTTCTTCTGTGTTTTCAGGGGGGCTCACATTCTGAGCCTCCTTTGCCGCAAAGCGCCCGGCTTCATCCCTAGCACGTTGTTCGGCTGTTGTCTCTAGGGGTTTGTCCGTAGATACAGGCTCTGGCGTATTGGGTACGCTATCAACTGGGGTATTGCTTGCTTCATCTTCCGAGAAAGCAGATTCTAGGGCTGTACGGAGATCGGTCATAAAGGGTTAGCCTTTGTAGTTGAGAAAATCAGGGGAGAATCGGGATAACAATATTTCCAGTTGTATTGCCAGCGGAGATGCTGAAAGGAACATCTACCTGCGCCGTGTAGTCCACACCAGCCACCGCTGTAATGTCGTATGTGTTCACCAATCCGCTAAACCCGCCGACTGGGGCAGGAGCATCGAGGGTCACAACTAGGGTCACAGTGCCAGCATCGCTGTTAACGGTTGGGCTGCTAATTGTCCAGTTAACGGGGGTGCCAGTGGTGTACTCGATAGTTAGAGTAGTACGCCATGCCGCTGTTGCGTAATATCTGTTTGGAATTCGGCGCTCTACAGCATCAAAAACTGTTGTGTCGTTTACAACAGAATAAACAAGACCATTCTTGGGTACAACTCCATTTATCCAGTCTTGCACCAACTGCGTGAAAGCCGCACCTGAAACTGTGTAAAACCCGTTTGTGCCTACCGGAGTGGTTCCAGTTGCAATGACCGTTGCGTCAACGTCGGCGCCACCCAATACCCCAGCCGCTGCCCAAGGCGTACCTGTTGCGCGGATATTCCAAGTTGCCTGCGTTGCTGTAAACGGGTTGAGTAGCCTGCGAACCTCTACACCTCTAGCACCCGTACCAAGTTGCAGAAATGTCAAAACAGCACTAGACACAGTAACAGGGCCAGTGATGCTTGAAAGATCAGGATTAATAAGAACTCGATCAATTAATCCAACTGCGTCGGCATCAACATATAAGCTGGTTGAACCTTCAAAGTTACCTGTTGGCGTTTGTTGCCTCAGTCCAGTTTGGACAATGGTTCCTACTGTTCCGCCGCCGCTGTTATCACCAATAATTACTGTTGGCATTAGATAGCTCCAATCTCACGGGGATTGCTGTTCGTAGTCCCGAAATAGTTTTTATAGACAGGCACCCACGCGCCACCGTTTACAGCGTAACCAGCCGGGGCAAAGTCTGTAGCAACTACTGGCGTAGCATTCACAAATGGCAAGGTTGAAAGAATCTGCGCATTGCTTGAGTTGTTGGATTGGGTGTAGTTAACACCTTCAACACCAGAACCGCCAAACATTGTTGGGGATGTACTTCCGGGCGCATAAGCAATATTGTTCTTGATGTCGTAACCTGTTACGCCTGACACCAAGAAAGCGGAGGAAAAACTTGTTGAATAGATTATGTTGCTTTTATATATTGTGTTGTTGTAAACCCATCCACTAGATGGGAGCGGAGAGCCTACATTGCTCACTGCTCCTATGGATATTGCAATACCATACCCAGTTGTTAGGATGTTGTTTCTTATGGTCAATTCTTCGGATACTTGTGCAAAAATGGCTTCCGAGTTTGGTGCATCTATACGGTTGCGCTCCACAATTACGCGCCTTAGTCGCTCTGCAAAATCGGCGTTAGTAGGTTTCAAAGCCAGTGCGGCAATTCCGTCCACGACACCTTCCATAGCATTGTCTGATACAACTACGTGTTCGGTCCATAAGCCATTCCAAGGCGTTGGAACATCTCCTTTACCCCGAATGGTTATTGTGTGCGAGCCTGTTCTTCCTCCATCTATGCGAAGATTGCTTAAAACTGATGTTGCTGTACCACCTATGCGGATTCCATGATCTCTGCCGCCTGTAAACCTACTGCCTAAGATGCCAATACGGTCAGAGTTCGCACCATACAAGTTTATTGAGGCCGTGCCATTAACAGATGCTGGCCCAATTACAGAATCTACAACGTAGTAGCCATTTACACCCTGCGCTTCTAATACAAGGCGTCCACATCTATTTACATCAGTCCTTAATAGTAGAGTGTTCAGCGCATTAAACACAACAACACCGCCACCAGTTGACGTAACTAAATCAGTCGATGTAACTGTTAGGTCAACCAACCGCCAATCATTGGCGTCTGCATTGAGTCGTAGCGGGGTTTCTGTGTCTGTTTGAATGATTGGCTTTGCACCAGACCCATACGCGCCGATGATCCCCGCACCAGCTTGAGATGCTCCAAAAGTAACAGTAGAAGAAGGCACGACTGACCACGTATCTCCACGCTTCAATAGGATTCGCTTATATGTTTGCGCCAATGTCTGGACTGTGATCCACAGCGGCACTTGCTGCACAGTCGCACCCGGAGGAACATCGTTTTCTCCCGGTACTGGCGTGCTGTTTTGGCTGATGTATATAGTGTTAGCAGCAAAAACCGTATCGGGGTTGGTGACTGTGATTGATGTGGTGCTGGACCCTGAATGCAGAGTGCCGCCGCTGTCCAGATAGAAAGCCCAACATGTGACGGTGTACGGGGTTGCAGAATGCGTTTCAAATACGTGTGCAGCTACCGGGCCGATAGCTTCGTTCTTTGAGTTAACGCCGGGCCTGGTGCCATACGACCAAGTAGCGCCGCCAGCAGGATCTCCAAAAGTCCAAGCGTAGTAAATCTCGCTGAATGGTAGTGATGTGTAGGCTGGAGCGCTTGTGCCCAATGCGTCAAACGTTACAGCTAAAGGAGCCACTCCAGTAGACCGACTTACGGTAATCACCGGGGTTATTTCGCCTACCGCTTGGTTGATGGTCACAATGCCCGTTCCGCTTGCAGGCAGGCCACCGACAACGCTAGAGAGGGTTACGCCAAAGGTAAGGCCAGACACAAACAGCGCAGACACAGCCCCATTAGCAGCGAATGGGATTCCATTGCCCCACGTAGAAACAGACCCAGACGATACGCACAAAGCACCAGACGGGCTAAAAGGCAGGCCACCTGCAAAGGTAGTTCCTGCGGGTAGTCCTGCTGTGGCGTCAGTGTAGAAAACCCGCCCGGTAGCGTCAAAGCTCAGGCCGTTTGCTTGGTATTGCCCTGATACTGTGGTTGCCCGTACTTTTGGGGTGGCTGAGTTCTCATAACGCACGCCACCTAAGAAAACGTCCGACAAGTCGTCAGCGTCACTCGTTAGGGCTACTTGGTTATTTATGATCGGTAGTTTCATCCAAGCACCTGATTGACTGCGTTGATAATATCCCGCTTTACTGTCGGGTCGGGTTTCTTCGGCTCATGCTTGATTGTCTCATTGCCCAGCTCTATAAGCCCGTGTTGCTTCAAATGCGCCCGGTGCGATGACCTAGAACTGATGTATTCACCTGTCGCCATTGATTTATACCCCTGAATGTCGGGTATGAAGTGGTGAACCTTTGGCGGGTTGCGGTGCATTTCTTGCTTGGCTTCCCATTGGCGCTCACCTTCCTCGCCAGATAACCCATGAAACTCAAGCCATTTTTGTTTATCAGTCATAGCAGTAAGAGCATTTCTATATCGTCTTCATCCTCTGCGATTCTTCGCAATTCTAGCGTTATTAGTATTTGTTGGGCAATAAAACGCTGCAACTCTACATTTTTGATTACTTGCGTGTAGTCAATCTGCGGATATTCGCGTTTTACTGCTTCTTTTACCTCGGCTAGAGCTGTGGCTGGTCGCTCTTGGACTAACTCGATTACTTCCTCGATCTTGGGCTTTTTCTTGTGGAGTTTGGCCCATTGCTTGTACCAATACCCATCTGCGGTGTCTTGCTGATCATAACTAAGCGTGCCATTCGCGATAATAGAAAACGACGCCGCACCTACCATCGCGCCTGGGTTTACCGGACCCAATGGCCCCCATGAATCACCCCAGCTAGAACCCCATCCATTGAATGAGGTAGCCATTTATTCCGCCCCCCACTCGCTTCCAGGCTGGCCGTTGCCCGTTACCGTGTAAGTGTTGACCCTTCGAACATCCGATGCGATAGGGCTTGTCAGCGCAGCAGCTAATATCCCCGCTGCGATTGCGTCAACTGTCAAAACCGTGTTATCCACTGTTGACCCACTCATAGACCCAATGGCATAAGGCGTTAGCGTGCCAGTTATCGCAAAGTTAGCAGTACCTACCGCACTAGCCTGAGCTCCCAATAAAGGCGCATTGGTTGATATTGTCAGGGATGCTGACCCAATACCATTCAGCGAAGCCGTAAGCAGCAATGGAAGCGTGCTGATTGTGAATGACGCTGTACCGTTGCCGCTTGAGATTAACTGCCCCGCTGCGTCTGCTACTGTGAATGAAAAACCAGTATCTGCATTGGCAGTAACACCACCTACCGCAAGCCCAGACGCTCCAATAGTAAGTATGGTGACGTTTTGACTGGACATCGCGCCACCAATGCGGGGAAGAACCCACGCGCTGGGGCTTAGGTGTCCATACGGTATACCAGCAGTCGGCGACTTCGCGTCGTAGGCATTTCTAACCATGCCGTACTTATTGAAGTTGTCACGTAGCAGAGCCTCACGCCCGTTAATAAAACGGGTGGGGCTTTTGTGCAGTACCGAGCGGTTACCGTGCAGAGCCATTATGTCCAGCCGAACTCAAGGTGTCCAGAAATAGGCGATGCTACGGGGGTTGCCGCACCAGCAAGCATTATCCATGCAAGGCAAGCACCATCGTACACTTTGGGCATACTTGCGATCTGGTTTACAAGGTCACGCTCTGCGGTAACACCTAGCGTTGTAATTGGCATTGTTATGAGTGGCTTGCACAGCACAAGATTTAGCACGCCGGATGTATATGTGGCTGATAAGTTGATTGTCTGAACTGATCGAATACCTGCATCACCAGCTTGGAGCGGCATAAACGGGCCGTACTTACCAGAGCCTGTACCAGAGTAAACAATTGAAGTCACAGCCGCCGCCGTGTTACCAATGGGCAGAGTCGCAGGTGTTGCCCTAGAGCCTACCGCCGCACTGTTGGTGTATCCCAGCGAGATATTAGGCGTACCCGCGCCCATGACGGTAGAGGGTGTTATGAATGCCTGCACACCTGCGCCGTTGGTGTAGCGTGGCAGTGTCACCGTGTTGTTTAGCACCTGAGCGCCTGTAGTCGTAACAGTTGTGATCGGGTAAAAGCCGAGCAAGTCAACCAACATCAGCACGCATGGTGCAGTCGTTGCCGCCGCAGTCTGCGCCGCAGCGTTAAGCAGCACTTTGTAGCCGCCCACGTTGCCGCCGTGAGGGATGCCCGTTGCGTTGGCTGTCGTGTCGGTCAGGGCTTGGAATGCCAAGTTAGTGCCCGTGCCAAGGATGGTGTCAGCGCCGGGGTTACCGCCGCCACGGAACAGGCTGTACCAAAGCCCCGCAGTGTGGGCAGTCGTTGCGAATGTGCTTTTCTGCCAATCCGATCGGTAGGACTGGCCTAGCTCGGTAATGGCGTTAATCATGCTGTCTTGTGAAGAAAATCCTGCCATGATGGCTCCTAGGTAAATGTGGTTTCAATTACGCCGTGAATCGGTGCACCAGACAATGACCCGTTTGGCAGTGCGATAAGGTTCAAATAAGCGTCGTCTTTAATCTCAGGCATGGATGCGGCCTCTTGCCAATAATCCATCTCTGTGGGGGCGTCTATGCCGTAGAGTGAGAATGATGCCAATGGCTTAACCAGCACAAGGGCAAACAATCCCACATCCCCAATCCCGCCAATGGTCACAGACTCCACCGACCGCACACCACTATCCCCAGATTGAAGCGTCAGGAATGGCCCGTTGTTAGGGTATCCCGCGTTGGCTTGTATGCTGTGCAATATGGTGCCGTTTACAAACTGAGTGGACATTACTGCGCTTCCAGTAACCCTCCCAGACACACCATCAGAATTGGTGTAATTCACGGTGAATGGTTGACCGCCAGTCTGCCCAGCCACCACCACGGGCATTAGCTGGACTCCCGCCCCGTCTGCATATCTTGGCAGTGGGGTCGTATTGTCTAGAAACTGCTCATCAAGCACCGACTCATCAATGAATCCATAGAACCCGATGTAGTCTAGCAACTTACAAGACAAAGGGGTCGCCGCTGCTGTAGGCGTAAGGGCCATTAGCTTGCGTAGAAACTTCTTTTGTCCCGATGCGTTTACGTTGCCACCATGCCTTAGTCCACCGTCAGTGCTTTGCTTTAATGGCACAAACACGTTGGGCGATCCAATGTAATAGTTAGGCGCCGGGTTTCCGGGTGACATACTCAAGTCAAACCAGATACCCGCGCCAGTAGTCTGCGTTGCCTGCTTTCTAAAAGAGGCATAGAGATACTTACCCGCGTCCTGCGCGTCGGTAAGCTCTCGCAGATTTCTAAAACCAGCCATTAGTCAGCCGATACGCTCAAAGCGCCAGAGGCGAATTGCGGCTGAATGCCGCTAGACACGTTAAGCGTAGCAGACAACGCGCCGCTAATCATCATGGCCACCGCGCCGGATGCCGTGTCAACAATAGCAAAGTGCGTCAGTGCGTTAGTGCCTGCTGTACAAGCTCCAAACTGAATCAAGTTAGTATTGGTGAATGGAGATGCAGTGCCCGTCCAGCTTGACGCCTTGGTCAGTGCTACCCGCGCATATCCTGTGTAGTTTGCCTCGGCTGCAAGGGATGCGCCTTCGCCGGGGTCAGCGGTGAACAACGCAAGGTACTGCGTAGCGCCTGCACGATAGGAAGGGTCAACACCTCGCAAGAATGCGTCTAGTGCTGCGGTTTCGGTTGTATTTGAAAGGCTCATAGGTTTCTCCGGTTACTCAATGCCTGCCGCGCGCCCATCAGGCCCACGGATGATTGTTTTGGGGCGATTCATCGTCTCAATTACTGCTTTCAACCCATCAACAGAAGCTGATAGAGCGTCATTTGCGCCGCTGTCCTTCGGTTCTGATTCTACTGGTTTACTAGCGGTTTCTGCGCTTATTTGTGCCAGTTGTAGCTGGGTCTGCGCTTGTAGGTCAGCTTTGTAGCGCTCTACCTCTGCGCTTAGTTGCGATTCGTATTGGCTGCGCTCTGTTTCTGCCTGTTGCTTGATCTGCTCTAGTTGCATGGCGTGCTGCATCTTGGCTTGTTCAATGGCCTGAGCGTTTTGCGCGTTGAATTGCTCGGTCTGGGCTGATGCTGATTGTTTCACCTGCTCTAACTGCATTGCGGTCTGGGCGCGTGACTGCTCCAACTGCATAGCGGCTTGCGCTTTTATCTGCTCTGGGTCTGGCGGAGGTGGCTGCTCTGGCTTCGGCTCGTTCATCTTCGCGATGGTCGTTTCTAGCACGTTCTCAAGCTGTCTACCGCCCTTGAAGGTACGGACTACGAACTGTAGAACCTCACCCACCAATGCGCCCATTTCAGGTGCTGCTTGCACCATAGGCACGGCATCGCGCAGAACAGATCCAAACGCGGTCATAAACTCGGTGCGGCTTTGCTTCTCGCCGATCTCGTCCATTTCCACCAGAGAATCAGCGGCAACTTCAATGCGGAATGAACGGGAAGGCTCCTGTTTAATCAGTGCAATAGCCTGTTCTGCGTATTGCGCGTCGTCCGTCCCCATGATGCCTGACATTTCAATTAGGCTCTCTGGGCTGTACAGGTCGCACATCATCTGGGCTTTGATTCGCAGCAACTCAGAACAGAATTGTGCCACTTCGGTTTGCATCCGTTTTAGGCGAAGGCTTGCGTATTGGCTTTTGATCTGTTGGGCTGTAGCAGTCTCGGAGGCCATCGAAGCGCCCCGGATAATGTCTGACAGGCCAGTTACCTCGTAAACTACCTGTTTCGCTTGCTCCCGTGCTGTGTAGCAGTGGTTCAAAGCGTTTACCACTTGGTCAAGCGGCATGAAGTCTACTGAACCCTTTAGCCCGCCTTTTTCACCAAACGCGGCCCAAGAATCTACACCAATCAAGGTGTTATCAACACCCTCTTGCAGCATCCGTGCAATAGCTGGCTGGCTTCCGTCGTACACGCCCACGACTTTTAGCGCTTGAGTAAGTAAACCGATACGCTGTGTCAGCATGTCGATTTCTTCGGCTTGGTCTTGGTAGAGCGCGTAATCAGGCACCGGGACTAGGGTGTCTGTTGTCTGGGTGGAGAATAGCGGCTTAGGGCATGGCCAGAAGTTATCCAACCCGTAGGGGTCTTCCTTGCTGTCTAGTAGCTGTTTATGCCCTTCGGCTATCCAATAGACGCGCTCGTCTGGCTTGCTCCAAATCTCCCAGACAATCGCCTTCTTTAGACTTTCTTGCTCTGCTTGGCTTGCGCCGTTGTTTTTCAGGTCGTCCAGTCCGATAGGCTCATGGGCCAATGGTACTTCTTTGAAGTCTTCCCCAAAGCGCTTCACGCCATCGGCGCGGCTCATGTAAATGCGACGGGCTACCCATGTCACCTCATCCCATGTCCGGGCGGGTGAGCATCGAAAGTCTTTCCAAAATACGTAATCAGTGGGGGTGCATTCGTAGTTCTGATCTGGTTGCTCTGGTTGTCCTTCTACCTCGATAGTTTCCACTTCCTTCGTTTCAAAGCGAACCCACGCCGTGCCGCGTCCGGGTAGGAGCCGATCAAGTACCGCATGTTTATTCGTGTTATCGAAGTCACCATAGTGGTCGATTTCATATTGAAGTGATCGCTCCAATATAACCGAAGCAGCGCGGCCTACAGGGTCTTTATCCTTCCAGCGGCGCTCAACTTGCGCCCGTGGTGTACGTCCGTACAAAGCAGGCAACATCGTTTGAATGTTCGCCCATAGGATGTTGTACCGCTTGCCGTTATCGCTGAGTCCTGAGCGTTCGTCCCGGTAGCGCTTGACGATCTTATCCCCGCGCTTGAGCCACTTCTTATCTTCGTCAGCGGATAGCTTTAGCTCCTGCGTCCATCGGCGGTGTTCGTCAATAGGGTTGATTTCGTCTTGCATTAAAACCTCTCACGCTTGTTGCCGTTCTCCGCCCACAAAGAATCTAGCGGTTTCGTGATTATCTTACCATTTACACCTTTTATGGCAAAATCTTGCGGTTTTTCGGGTTCTTTTGGCGTAAATTGCGCCATTACCTGACAACCATATGCGAAGCCATCGCTCGGATGTGATGCCCAGTTATGGTTAGGCTCACGGCTAAATACGCCAGATTCCTCGTTGTAGACAAACTCCCAAGCCAATAGCCCGTCTATCCCTTCCTCGCATTTGGTCTTGTTGAAAGCGCATTTTTTAATGGTTGTACGTGCGGCTTCAATCTGGTCTGCCTTGCGTGACTGGGGGACTATTGCCATAGTGTCGTGACCAAACGCGGCTATGAACTTTTCAATAGATGTATGTTTGCTTTGAAATGTCTTAGCCTTTGCGTCTGACGGAAGCCATATCTTGCCTAAACAGTTGCGCCCACCAATGTCCGATAGTTTGTCCCTTATCTCAGGTATCCAATCATCGGCGTCCATACCGTTGCCTTGGGTGTAGTCGACTAGGTTAAACCCGCCCGGTACAGCTTGCCAGAACCACCATGCCGCCGTGTCTCTAAATCCCAAGTCAGACGATATGACAATACGCGCCCCGTCTGGGTCATAGATTACATTGTCATTTATGCGCCCGTCCCTCTCAGCCTGCCCAACCCACTTGGCCAAGATAGCGCCCTGACTTGAGCCATAAGCCCCGTTCCATACGTGTTCGGCTTTGTCTTCGTCGGCTTCAAAGTCCGCCAGCATGTCCGCGTACAGTGGCGTTCCCTTAAACCACGGGTTGTCATACCAGTTAATCATGATGCAGATAGCATCCTCCCGCTTGTCTTTGCGAAAGAACTTATCTACTGCGTCGGTCTTGTAACGGGGATTCCAGCTAAACCATAGCTCAGAGCCGGGCTTTCGGATGGTAGGCCGTAGCAGGTCCAGAGAGTGCTGGCTAAGTGTCTGGGCTTCCTCTACCCATGCGATATCAAAGCCTTCTAGCGACTTGATGTTTGCCGCGTTGAATGACTGCATACCCTTGAAGATAATCAGGCTACCGTGAGGGCCTTTGATTAGCTTATCTTGTATTTCAAATTGCGAGTCAAGGCCCAGTTTTATGATCTTGTCGCTTATCAGTTGCTTTACAGACTCTCTTATTGATTCTTGCACCTCTCGCAGACATACGATGCGCTTACCCGATAAGGCTTGGCAGACTATCTGCTCGGCAAAGAAGTGCGACTTAGCCCCACCGCGTCCGCCATATGCGCCTTTGTAGCGCTTAGGCTGGAGTAATGGGGCTAGCTTTGCCGGTACTTTAAGACGAAGGGTTGACAACTTCGAATTGCACTCGATTGATTGTCTTGACTGGGTTGTCTTCGCTTCCTGTTAGCTCAATAGAGCTTAGATCAGGTAGAGACTTCTTTAGGAGAATTTCGATTGCCTTCATGCGAGTAGGCGATATTTCACCCTCCCCGCTAAGTGCATGATCTTGCAAGACATTTATTAATTGACTTGCTTGGATTTTCTTCCTTACATCGTCTTGATGCAGTTTATTGATTGGTCGTCCTGCCATAGTGTTACCTCGGGTTTTCCGTGATAGCCAATTATAGGCATGGATTGTGCTTATGTCGAAAGTTTGGCTAATGCCCTCGCATACCGCTTGAATTGTCGTTTGTCTAGCCATACAGCATCCGTGTTTATCATGTGCAGGGATTTCTTAAAATTCCCGTTTAGTCCAACACGATATAGCTGGAGCCTATGCACCAATTTTTTGCCTTGCATGATTTCTCCCGTTTTTAGATGGCGGCCACGTTACCGGCGATTTCAGATCCGGCTTAACCATCACGGCTGATTACTACATCCTCCCATACAACCGTTAGTCAAGCGGTATTAAGATCGGAAAGCCCTAAGGCGATGGGTTGATCTAATCCCAACCAGTAATCATGCGTGATGGTGCCGGGTACGTATCCGGCGATCTTAGGCCCATCGAAATGGTTTAACCTTGGCTAACGCGATCCGATGCCAAAACTCATTCTAGTGCATATTCGGCGCAAATACTGAACTAGCACTGTACCAAACTGGCGATATCTTAAAACTCCTAGCGCGTTCCTCGGTTGCTCCTGTCGGGCCGTACACTCGTAGACTCTTGCCGGGTTCTCCCCCTGCGATGATGTCCACAATCTCAATGCGCCCACTATTGTATAGGTTGTCCAAGGCTGTGCGCACTTGTTTTGGGGTCATTCCGCTTAATTCTGCCATTGTCTTGCGGCATGTTATCCCTTGCTCAACATAGCCCAAAATCACAGTTGCCTGACTGCTTGGTTGTCCACCTCGCATAAATTGCCCAGTCTCCTTACATTTTTGCATTGCGAAGTTCCTTCCATTCCTTCATGAATTGCCCTTGATGGCTTGCGTCTGGTTTGTAGCTCACGCCCTGAAAACCGGGGATTTTCTGCACTTTTACATGGTCAGGCCAAATAATCTTTGCCTCCCGTGCTGCGCGTTGTTTGTCAATGCCTTGCTGTTTCGTCTCAATGATGATGTTTTGCGTCCATGTTCGCGGCGCTAACACCTTCTTTTCTTTGGTCTGTTTCACTGGTTTTGGTTCCTTTATTACCTTTGGTTTCCTTGGTTTACTTCCCCGGCGATCTCTCATGCGCTTGGTTTCCCTCAATCGGCGCTTTTCCTTGAAAGCTGCGCGAATCTTCTCGTATTCTGCCTTTCCGACAATATCGAATGCCGCTGCATGGTCTTTGTCAGTGAAATACCTGTAAGCCCCATGCGCCCCGGCTCGGATGGCTTCGCCTGATCTGGTCATCTTGCTTAGGTAGGTGCTTACATTGGCCTGTGGCTTGCTTAGTAGGTCGCTTGCTTCTACAAGTCCTATTCCTTCGGGTCTGCTTGCAAGCATTCTTATTTTCTCTGCAATTTTCACTTAGTAGCCTCCGGTGCTGCTGGAAGTGCCCACAATCTGCGTTCGATGATCCCTGCAATGGCCTTGCACTTGTCGCTGTCCACTGGCTCATTCAGGTAGCCGCCAATCATTCCGGCAACGTACTCGCACCATGTTTTGGCGTCTTTGCTTGGCTCACTGGCTTGTGGGTGGGCGGACTTGAGTTCAGCAATCGCATCAAGTATTGGCTCTGATCCACCGTCATTAGGGTCAAGTCCAAGCGCCTCGTTGATAAGCCCTAGATCGACGCACGCCGCTTCAAACATGCGCTTGTACTGCGCAAGCTCTAAGTCAACAGGGCTATCCACCAGCGTTACCTGTAGCTTTGTCGGCTGCACCTTTGCACGCAACTGGTCATACTCAGGCGAGGCTAGTTCGCCTACTGCTACGCCTAGCTTTGGCTTATCGCTCACTGCCTTGGCTGCGGAGAGGGCTTCACGGGCTACGGATGCGCGGTCATCGTCCGAATCAACGGGCCAAACTGCATCTTCGCAAATGGCGTCATCACCCTCATAGCATGGTTTGCCATCTTTCCACGCGATGTACGCCACAGGAGCATCTTCCTGCGCTTGTGGCTGCACTGGTGGTGCCATTGCTGCTAGGTGTGCGCGAACCTTGGCTATAGTTGGCGACTGATCGTCGTCAAGCTCAACGCCAATTCCATCAACACCGAGGTTGTCGTTTACCTCCTCAAGCAGTAGTAGCTGCTCATTGACCAGTGAGCTTAGGTGTCCGATTGATGCCTCAAGGCCTGCAATGGTGGCTTTGTCTGAGAAGTCTTGCGGCTGCACTGCCTTGGCCTCGTCATACAGCCCAAGTTCCTGTGACGTTTCAATCATGGCGGTTATTGCTTGGTCTGCGCTCACTGCCTTGGCTGCGGAGAGGGCTGCTAAAACGTCAACGTCAACGCTTCCATCAGACATAAATAGGCAGTCTTCCAACGCCTCCCGCATGGCGTCGAATGCTTGCTGTTCTTGTGCGTTCATGTTGTTGGTTCCTTGAGGTTGCGGATTTCTTGTGCAAATGCTTGGTTAATCGAAGCCAGTGGATTGCCTTGTGGCCCCGTGTACTCACACTTCTTTGCATCTTGCTCCAGCTTCGCATTTCCCACCAGAGTGGCGAAGCGTTCAAGCGCATCGGGGTCGCAGATCATTTCAGGGCGGTCTATTGGCTTGAGAAACTTCTGAAACCCAGCCCGATACGCCAGTTCAAGTGCTTGCTCTTTGGTCATGGCTGCTGGCCTCCGATAATTCTGTTGTAAGCATCTCGTGCATTTGCCGATGGTGGCCCATCCCAGTTAGTGGCACACCATTCCGCGAAGGTAGGCTTGCTTGGTTGTGCCACCTTGGGTGCTGTGTAGAGAGCAATCCACTCAGTTGGCTTTTCTTCGCGCAACATGCGGCCGCCAACTGACTTTGCATGGTGCGGGCCTTCGTACATTTCGCCATTGCAAGTCGGGCGGTAATAGAACAACGGCTCCACCGCTTCCATCGCGGAGGACTTGGCTAAGGCCGCTTCACGCTCTTCTTTCAAGATAGTTGCCGCTGCGCGCAAATCCGATACGCTTTCTTTCAGCTCTGTAATCTCTGCGGCTTGCTGCTCTATAAAGTCAGCGGCTTTACCGCAGTCAATCTCACGCAGTCGTTCAATCAATTCTTTCATTTACTACTCCCATGCATAAGTCCATAAGCAATCTTCAATGACTCGTATTGCTTAGTAAGTTGTTCGATCTGTTTTTCTTGCGCAGTCACTGCGGCCTCTAGTGCGGCTCGGGCCGAGAAATACCCAGATCGCGCAGAGTGAAGTAGTACGTCATTGGCAAGCGTTCCGTCCACTCCGCGCTCTCTCATGTGCACATTTGTTGCGGTACTTTCGCACGCATTGACTAAATCAATGATTTTGTTCATTTTGTTCATTTAGTAAGTTGATGGGGCGCGTGCAATCACTGCGCAGCTACCTCGGTATAGTTTGTAAGGTTGATTAGATTAATCAGTGCCCATTCCCATCAAGTAAGCGCATATTGGAATTGAACCAATGTACTTTCAGCTTTGCACCTTATCGGCCGATTGATGCAGGCTGCTGGTCATACCAACGAAACCTTGCTGCGCTTACTTGATGGTGCCCGTCTTTCCGGGCTGTCATTTGTTTAATTTGCAAACTTCTTGTATGCGCGATACATCAATGTGTATTCCTTGCATCCGGGGTGCAAATTGCTGTATGTCACTTCTCCAGCTTGGTTTATGTCCATAATGCAAGTAAAAGCACCATATACGCGAAAGCCGTTATGTGTCTTTTTTACTATTCGTGCTGTCATTTTTAACTCCTTGTTTGCTTGCTGATGTAGAAATTATGCCGAGTATTTTTAGTTTTTCTCTAGGTGTTTACCCTATGTTCTTAAAAAAATCCCCGTTGATGCTATCGCAGGGGAAAAGAATGCAGTCACTACGGCGAAAAGGAGAAAACGCCATGACTGCACCCGGCAAACTTAGTTACGCGACTCCACCCGTAATTCTTCCATGCACTGCCACAATCGACCGTCGGCGTTCTTTTGGTGCGTTGTAGAGTCCCATGCGTCAATTGCGCGTTGCATGACGTGTTGCTGGCGTTCAATCATCGCTTCGGCTTGCGACAATGCCATTTGAAGGCCAGCAATCACGTCCGAACTGGTAATGATTGGTTCGTTTTCACGTTCGCAGCCAGATTTTTTGCAGAATCCACCACATGATGAACACTGCCTAATTTCGCGTTTATTGCTCATGATTATTTACTTCCAATTGGCGGTTTGCATTCAAGTATTGTTGCGTACTTATCTAGCCGAAAACATAGCCATGCGTTTGCTGCTGATTTTGTTGGCCAGTATTTAATATCACTTGCTAACCAGTCTGGGCCAATCAATGCGGTTGTCCACCTGCCGCGCCTAATTTTTTGAATAATCGCGTCTGGAGGTCTTTTGTTGTACGGATCTGCTTTCATTTTTATCAATCTTTAAAAGCCAATTTATAGACATTCAATGCGTTAGTTTGTGCAATCTTTGCTTGCCTTGCTGCTTCTGCCCAATGATCCTGTAGAGCTGGGGGAATAGCCTTAAATTTCATATGGTCGCGGCAATCGCAAGGCTTGTACTCGTAGCCGCACATCTTTTCGATGCTGCATGTCTCGCAATTACCGTTCATTCCGCACTCCCAAGTCTATCAAGGCAGGGCGTAGCTTCCAGGAAGTTGATTCGCGGCGATTCTTTGCGTAGCACGTAATATTCAACCTGTACCTTAGCACTTCCAATCATCTTTCCGGCAAGGTTCGCAAGTTCTGCGGCCTCGCTCGGCTTGATTTCCCCCGCCTTTAACTTGGCGAAAGTCTGCGCCAGTTCCGCCCTTAGTTCGTCACAGTTTTGCACTTCCAAATCTCCCGTTTGAGTTTCAACAATTCGCGATGCACGCTAACTAGCGTTTCCGGTATCTGCTGGGCAGGTATTGCATACACCTGCGCTATCTTCTTTCTCACATATCCATCCGTCAGCGTATCGCGTTCCTTCTTTGCTTGCGACACAACTTTTTCAGGGTTAGCAGCTTTGTACTTGGCTTTTATTGCGTTGCTTCTCACGCGGTTTTCTTTTCGCCATGCAAGCTGCCGCTTCCGTTCCTCGTCAAGATGCTCTGATCTATACGCTGCGTTTCTTGCGTTTATGCGCTCTTTATTAGCAGCGTAGTAGGCTTTTCCGTTTGCTGCTTTCTCTGCTTTGTCTTTGTATGGCATGACAGGTCAGAATCTAGATAATACTTCGTTTAGCAGGTCTTTTTGAGACACACCAAACGTTCTTTCCCATGCCTTAGTGCCCAGCGTGTGGATACCTTCGGCCCCTTGGTGGTGGTTGTGGCAAAGGGGTATCAGCGTCTTGTAGTCGCCCTTACCCCATCCGCCAGTTCTGATGTGATGCAAAGTAACATTGCCGCCAGCATGTTGACCATAGATGCGCTCACAAATGACGCAGGCCATGTCAGCTAATGCGGCTTTGTGGCGCTTTTCGTCATTTGTCATAGTGCTTACTCACTTAAAAGCGCGTCAATAGCTTTTACTTTGTCTGCCCTTGTTGATTCTGACCGAATGATTGCATTTAATTTATTTGATAATTTCTTTAATGCTGTAGTCATTATGACTTCTTCAAGCCGCCAAGAAGTACCTTGTGAGCATACGGTTTTACAAAGGGGGAGAATATTTAAACCAATGTTTTTTTGTATTAATAAATCAATCCCATATGTTCCGACTAAATTAAAAAGTTCCTTATATGCAAACTCCTCTTTTGCTGGCAGCGATCCACCTCCACGAGCAACCACAAGCCACCCCTTCCCGCCCATGTTGACAGAGGTTGTATTTATAGTGCTAAATACTTCATCTTTGTCCAGCGGAGAAACAATACAATCAATTTCTTTTTTCCCAGCTATACGGCAAGCAGCCAATCTGCGATTTCCATCAATAACATCTCGGTCTTCTGTTATCAAAATAGGATAAACAAGGCCATGCTTTTTTATTGCACGAATTAACTTCTCCAATACTGCGCCTTCCTTTGTACGACTTGGCGGGTTGTATGGTGTATATTTAATTGACTCTATTGGCAATATCAGAATCTTTCTTTCTGAAACCTTAGCATCAAAAACAATTTGATCTGTGTATTCTTTTGCCATATTTACTCCTTAAAAACTACATTTTTTTCACTGCCAAACGCATAAACCAGCTCCAGCAAGTCCGATAGCTCACGCTTTGTCATCTTGCTTGTTGACAGTCCAAGCGCTACAAACCCAGTGCCCTCAAGGTTTGGCACTACGTCCATTTTCTTGAGGCTTGCACTAAAAACATGCTTCCAATCTTCCGGCGTTAACTTTCGCCCGTGCCAGTCTACCTGCTTGCTTATTTCGTTCAAGCTGGCCCAGAGGCGGCTATTCTGTTCTAGGCTTCTAGTCTTTTCACTCACAGTAACGCACCATCCTTCCGGCGCGTCCTGTACAGCTTGCATGGCCCTTCTACGGGCCTCCGCATGGGCCATGAAAAAAACTTGCTTCATGCTGTCAACTTATGACGAGCCATAGCCATAGCCATCGCCATAGCCATCGCCATAGCCATAGCCATAGCCATAGCCATAGCCATCGCCATCGCCATAGCCATAGCCATAGCCATAGCCATCGCCATCGCCATAGCCATCGCCATCGCCATCGCCATAGCTACTAATATTATCAAACTGATCAAAATCTTTTAAGATTCTATATTCGCTCATTCTAACCTCCAAAGTTTATAAATCATTAAACACATAATCATTAGCAACACAAAATAAAGTGGCATAACAAAAACAAATTTCAACAATAGAGTGCAGTCGCTCATTTATCACCTTCAATTTTAAACCAAGATGGCTTTATGAATCGGTCGCTGAATTGATATTCAGTTTCCTCTGTATATTCTATTTCTGTTGCTTCTGGCCAGTTTTTAAGAATCTCCGCTTCATCGTCTGCATACGCAACAATAATGTTGTATTGCAAATCACAAGCGTAACCAGAACACCAATAAGGATGCTTTATAGGCCAATTGATAGGACGATAGTCTTCACCGTTCGCCTTAAATCTTGCTCTGATCATTCATTCACCTTTCCATTCTTTTAAAGCTTTATCTAACTCCTCGTACATATAACAATCTGGCGATTGATCAGGAGGCTCTATTGCAACTCCTTCTTCAAAAGTACCGTTGTGACAATAGCAAGGCATCTTTCCGCCATAGTTAGAGCATTGAGGTTTTAAAATCCTTCTAGCTATTTCACTAGCCTGAGCAACTTTCCTCAGCTTCTCATTTTCTTTTTCAACCTCAAGTAATTGTCTAAGTCTTTTTTCACCTATCAGCGTTAGACGGTCATTTTCCATTTTTACCTTTCCATTCTTTTAAAGCCAGTTCGACTCTATCATAATGAGTCATGTCACTATCGCATGAAAAGCAAGTTTCAGCGCTTTCGTGGTTTAATAAATAATCCTCACTAGCTTCCGCAACTTTCTCAAGTTTGTAGATTTGATCCTCTAAATCTGCAATCCGGTTGTTGTAGTCATTTACTCTGCCTTCAAACAATGCTTTAAAATCTTTTTTAATAGTCTCATTTTCGGATCGGAGGGATTTTAGTTCCTCTATTGCTTTCAGCATGTCGTCTTCTACCGGACCATCCCAACCATACTTTGTTATGTCGTAAACTAATTGTTTTAAATCAAGATTTACTATTTCAGATTTTTCAATATTTTTCATTTGTGACCTCGTAATATTTTTCTAGCAAATCTTCACAATCGCGCCATGCATTTCCAGCTCCCATCATGTCGCCTGTGTCGTACATATCTTCCGCCTCTTTATCTCTTGAGAAGTATTCCCTAGCCACTTCAGCCAAATCCTCAAGCGCTTTCATTCTCAAAAGCAGGGGTTTTATGTTGTTGCGCATTTCGTCAATTAACTTAAAGTCTTGATTAGTTGGTATTTTCCTTTCTGATGGGTGAACTAAATAAAATTCACTAGCATAAATATTTACATCCCATTTAGCAGGTGTCGCCTTCAATTCAAGTTCCAAAAGCCTGTCAATTATTTCGCGCATGTTTCACTCTCATCTTTATGTTTCCTCATTCAACACCTTGTACAGCTCGCACTTAAACGAATCCATTTCATCAATAGCTTTATCCACATTTTCCCTAGTAATAGGTAAATATTCCGCGCAACAATCGCAACCATTTTGTTGAAGATATTTTTTATCATACAAATTTCCAGCTAAATCACATTCAATCCTAATGGCTATTTTTACAATCATTTATCCCTCGTAAATATGAACCAGCAAGTTAGCATTCCTATCACCATAAACGTCAGCATTGCAAGAAAACCAAACACCAAAATAAACAATTTAATTGTCATCATCGACAATCTCCTCATCTATTTGAAGCCCAGATTTTAATATACTTTGACAGTGTTTGCAGGAATGAACTATATCAATCCATCCTGATTTTTGAGGTAGGCCAAAACGTAGATTGCACCTTGCACATATATAACCGTACATAATAAACTCCTTGCTACATTAGCAATACAAAGCACGTTTAACTATTAAACCTAGAAAGATAGGTATCATCCATACATTCATTTTCATTTATCCAAATAACATTAATTGGATCAAACATTTCGTTAAAATTACTAACTTTCTCTTTGCCAATTGATCCAATATGCTCAATCAATTCTTGCTCCAATAACAATTTTTGTTTCGCTATGATCTTTAATTTACTTTCAAGAAACATCAATCTGTTAATTTCTGTTTTTGTTATTAAATTTTCCATTTTATGAAAACCTCTTTGTTAGTTTTTCATAGTGTTCATTAGCCTTTTCAAATGTTTCATAATTACTTTGAATGCAGTTATTTATTGCAACAGTGTAAGTTTTTTCTCCATACTGACCAACAGGCCTATGTAAAAGCCTAATAAGCCTTGAAAGTTCTGGGTAAGAAGAAGTTGATGTTTCTAATTGCTTAACTACAAATCTTCCTTTTTTTAATCTTGTTTTCATTTTTTTACCCTTTTATTTAGTTACTCGTTTCTTCGATGAAAGGAATATAAATAAAAGGGATAAATGTGTCAAGCATTTTTTGTACAGTGTAAAGTTTTTATTTTACACTATTTAGTGCCAACCTCCTCAGCAGGGCATTTAGGGCATTCTGGTTCCATGGAAAACCACAAGTGACCTATCAAGGTTCCTATCACCAGCATAGCAACAGGTGATCTAAAGCCTAGTCGCTGCAGATTTCTTGATATGCTGCTGCCAACGCCTTTAGAGAAAACTACCCAAGCATCATAAATGCCCAAAATGATAAACGCCGATAAAATTACAATCGCTGTAGTCGTCATTAGTTTATCCCCAATTTCCTAATGTGTGAATCATACCTATCAGCAGCAAATTGGCGAGGTGTCTCATCAATGACTTCTGATAGGATTCGTTTACACCTTGTGCACATTTCAAACAATTTGCCGTTATTCTTCCAGCCTGTCATATACCATTCACCAGGAACACATTGTTTGTCATGATCCTTAATTCTGGTATTAACATGTTGCACAGTAGTGTTATTCATTTTTGTTTATCTTCTCTTCGTTTACGTCTCATTTCTTCCCTAGCCTTACGAGCTTCCACACGAGCATCAATCTTTTCTACCTTTGCCTTTGCTGCAGCTTCAGCAGCAATTCTTTTTTGTTCAATTACTTCAGGTAGATTTTTCCACCGCACGATATAACCAACCAAAGAAAGAATCACTATCACAATAACGGCAATGATAATCAACGTGCTCATGTATCCCTCACTTTCCAAAGTCCTTTTCAGGATATTTTGATGAATAAGCCTTTACTGATAGCATACACGCTTCTTCTAATTTACTCAAAACCATCGCCTTTAATCTTGGATCATTATCTATAAATCCCTCTAAATACGCCGCTAGTTCGTCATATTTGTGTTTAATACCATCCATACAATCAATGCCGACATCGTTCATTAAATACGTTGTGAAATGTTTTCTCATTTTTGATTACCTCGTTGAAATGTTGTAAAATTGTAGAAGGAATAAAATCACAGTGATTTTAGAATGTCAATTATTTTTTGTACAAAGGAGTTTACAATGTCAAGCTCATTGATTGTGCTTATTGTGCAGGGTGTTATTGAGATTATAAAACTTGCTGTGAGCATGAGGAAAGAGGATAAATGTGCGGTTAAAGAAGCTATTTGTAAAGTTAAAGACTTAAACAAAAAATGGAAAATTTAATAACAAAAACAGAAATTAACAGATTGATGTTTCTTGAAAGTAAATTAAAGATCATAGCGAAACAAAAATTGTTATTAGAGCAAGAATTGATTGAGCATATTGGATCAATTGGCAAAGAGAAAGTTAGTAATTTTAACGAAATGTTTGATCCGATTAATGTTA